CAAAAAGTTGATGGAATTAGTGTTGCTAATGGATTAGGAATGGATGCATTCAAAAAACGTTATGAAGACTTACAAAGTCTTGTAATGGATTATAATCATCAACCTTTAACATTAACATTAGAAGATCCTAATTTAAATCAATGGTCTGCTAATGTTCACCTACTTGAACCAAAATACATGTTCTATGTTGACAGTTATGCATTAGCTGATAAAGGAAGATGTAAAGATAGAAAGATATGGATTAACAGAGATCTTGCCAAACATGGTGATCTTCAGTTTATTCTTAACAACGATCATTACAAACCAAGCTTTGAGTATCAAGAGACATTTAACTTTCTTGCTTCTGATAAAATTTCTGTATTCACTGATGGTACATTTACATTTAAGAATATACAGATAATGTACATGAGATACCCAGTGTATATAAATAAGACAGGATATATTATGTTAGATGGCATACCATCATATGATGCTGATTGTGAACTTGAAACATACCTAGAAGATGAGTTGTTAGACTTAACAGTACAGAATCTAGCAATGTATACTGAAAACGCTGCAGCTGTACAAAGTGCTCAGTTCAGAATACAAACAAACGAATAAATTTTTAACTTAATAAATAAACAAAAATGGCTGATTTTTCATTAACCACGGTATTCGTGGTTCCAGTAGGGCAAACTGCACTCCCTAGCTCTGGTTCAACCCAAGACCTAACTGCAGGTCAAGTGGGTATTTTTAGAAGTGATTATACTCTAGCAACAGCTGGGAATATTGCTGCTTCTCCTTACTTCTACGTAGCTCAAGGTAGAACAAACACTTATTTACAAGGCTCTAAAAGATCTGACAAGATCAAAGGATGTCCTTCAGGATCTGGTTGTAGTTCAAATGTAACAGAATGGTACAAAGTATCAGGATGTCCTACAGCTGCAAACCAAATTACTGATGTAACTGATTTCACTGTACAATGTGGAGAAATTATCACGTTAACTTTACGTGCACACTCTTCTTACATTGATACATTATATTTCAATGGATTTACACGTTCAGTAACGATTAATGCTCCATGTTGTGGTTGTGACGAAAATCCATGTGATGATGTAAGTGATAACACTATCATTAACTTATTGATTGCAAAACTTACACAACAAGCTCCTGGTATCAACCCTGATAACATTAACTTCAATACATTCTATACATTTGAAAATGTAGGTGGAACTATCTTACGTATTACAGGAAAACCATTAACTAAATATGGTCAACCATGTGATGTTGCTGCGTTCCCTTTTGAATATGACAGAATGTCTTTTAGAACTTTTGTTTTTTCTGGTCCTGCTACCACTGCTGACTTTATTGTTGCTGATGCTTGTAACTTTGTTGCTCAACCAATCATTACACAACGTGCTTCTTATGCTACTGGTACTTCTGAAGAAATTGCTCAATTAGAGAAAAACTTCTACAGCTACCAAGCTGGTTACTTGAAACATTTATATAGAATGGGTGGATATAACGAGAACTTCGAGTCTTGGGTATCTACTGGTGTTACTTATAACACATTCTATATCAGATTCAACGAGTATAACAAATCTGAGTACCAATGGGGTGATTACATCATGGAAGATTCAACAGTGATCATTGCTGCTCCAAATTCTATTACAAGTGGTATTTCTGCTGCAATTGAGGCTGTATTAGTTGCTGGTTTAGGTACTGTAGTAGATCAAGGTATTCCTTGTATCACTACCACTACAACTACATCTAGTGCTCCTGCTTCTACTACAACTAGTACTTCTACATTGATTCCTTAAGAATAAAAAGAAGTAAAAAAATTATTAAAATAACCTATGCCAGGGGGAAAGAGGATACACTCATATTCCTCTGGCATATTTATTGAAAAAAACATGGCAAACTTACAATTAGATATAATAGTAGTCCCTACTTATAATGTATTTACACTTGGTGTTACAGACGCTTCTGTATATCCTACCAATCCTCCAGTGGTGTCAGCACCATTTATTGAGATTGATATACCAGGATTTGGAACCAAAATTTTACCATTTGTTCCTAATGAAACTAATGTATTTACATCTTCTAATTTAGGAATTACAGAACCTGGTTGTAATCAACCTCTTCCTGATGGAATATATAGATTAAAATATTCTGTTGCTCCTGCATATGCAAACTATGTAGAGAAGACAATATTACGCGTTGATAAGCTTCAAGAAAAGTTTGACAATGCTTTCCTTCAATTAAATATGATGGAGTGTGACAGAGCCTTAAGAACACAATCTAGTGTACAATTGAATACAATCAACTTCTTTATTCAAGGAGCGATTGCAGCAGCTAACAACTGCGCAGAATTTGAATCAAACACATTGTATACTCAGGCAGATAATATGTTAAACAACTTTTTAAAATCCAACTGTGGTTGTTCTGGTAACAACTACTTATTAAACTTTTATTAATTATGGCACAATGTTCAGGATGTGGAGCTAAAGTGGGGTGCGGTTGTCAATTGACAAACGGAATGTGTGGAGCCTGCGCTTCTAAAGCAAATAAATAAAAATTGATATTATGTTATCACCGAGACTATCAAATTGCCCAGAATGTGCTGACATTCCATCTCTACTTAAAAAGATAGATTGCAAGTTAGCAGAACTTGGTAATAATTTGTACAACAATGTGTCATACATATTGAACAAACCTGTGCCTGCTGGTGACATTCTTCAGTTAATAGGATATAGGAGAATATTACAATATAAATATGTAAACCCAAACTATGCACATAGGTACTCTGTACAGATGATTGCTAGTAGGGTTATTCGTCTTACAGCAGGATGTGTTAGTAAATGTAACACACCAGAGCCTTGTTTGGAAGAGTCTTGTGATGTTGATGTAGTGTTAAATCCTACAACAACTAGCACTAGCACATTAACAACTTGTAAATCATATTTATTATACAACACTGCAAATTCTGCAGAATCATTCTTGATTGGTAATTGCAATACAGGAGAACCAGAAACAATCACTTTACAAGGACTATCAAGTGTTTGTATAGAAACAATAGTAGCTCTTAATGTATCATCAAATATTGTAGTGATAGAAAAAGATTCTTGTACTACATCTACAACTAGTACCAGTAGTTCAACAACCACTAGTACTACTACAGTAGCACCAACTACAACTACCACAAGTTCTAGTTCTAGTTCTAGTTCTACAACTACTACCACTACAACTGCACTTTAAACCTTTTAAAAATAAATAATATGTCCAATTGCTCAAATTGTTATAACGGATGTACAGAGATTGTCTCTGACAGATGTGTTAAATATACAGGAATAAATGTTCCTATATTAGGAATCCAAACTGGTGATTCTCTATCATTTGTTGAACAAGCTTTAATTACTTTTCTTACATCTACATTAGATGGTACAGGAGTGAAAATTAATCTTGCACCTACAGTGATTTGTGAACTTGTACAACAATATCTTCCTACATGTGGAGATCTTTCTATTGTAGATATATCAAAAGCTCTTATAGAGGCTGCTTGTGATCTTCAAGAACAAGTAGACGCTATTGTTGCAGAGCTTGCTATATTGAATGGTGATTATACAATTGGCTGTTTAACAGGTGTTACAGCTTCTTCAGATACACACGCTATTGTACAAGCTGTAATAAATAAACTATGTCAAGTTCAAGTTGATCTAACCGCTATCACTCTTGAACTTCATACACAATATGTTAGATATGATGAACTTGATGCATTGATTCAAGATTATTTAGATAATAACATTGGTGCAAATTTGATCTCTAATAGAATGGTTCCTTATGCTGTAGTTGAATATTACGGACCTAGAACTTATTTTGATGGAACAGGTGCAGGCATGGGTGATTGGGATAGAATATTTTTATGTAATGGATTGAATGGTACACCAGATAAACGAGGAGTGGTAGGAGTTGGTATAACAGATGGTTCAATGTTAGGACTTTCAATGCCTATACAGACCAATCCATTGTCAGGAAATCCTACATATAGTTTATCTTCAACAATAATTGGTACTAATAGTGTTGTATTAACTACTGCTCAAATGCCTTCGCATACACACGTTGCTACTGTCACAATTAATGATCCTGGTCATAAACATGATATATTAGGAATTTCTGGAGGAGACAACAATGATAACAATAATATAGTTAGATTTGCTGGAGGAGATAAAGCTCAAGGGGAGACTGGATTTTATTTTACAAATACTGATGGTTGTCAAATTAGTGCAACTGGATTAAAAGGAACAGCTGCAGGAATTGATCAAAATGTACTTATTTCAAATTCAAATCAAGGAGGAGGGAACTCACATCCAAATTACCAACCTGGATTAGGTTGTTACTATATTCAATACAGACCTTAATAAATCAATAAGATATGTCACATCCTTTTTTACCAGTTAATCCTTGCTGTACAGATGTAGTTTTAAATAGTCCTTGTGGATGCAGTTCTACACTTCCTAATAGTGGTTGTGGACAAGATCCGTGTGGAACTAATGTAATTGTATCTAGTAATGTACTTTATGATGGTCCTGTATTAGATTGCATTATAGTTGAGCCATGTGATACACTTAACGTGATATTACAAAAGATTGATGAGATTATATGTAACTTACTTATTCAAATTAACACATTGAATATTCAAATTAGTAACATCACTACACAGATAATAAATATTCAAGGTGATATTATTAATATAAATAATACATTAGCTGAATGTTGTGTAACTACAACTACTACTACAACAAGTTGTCCTTGTACTACATATGGATATGTTGGACCAAGATTTAATCCTGGTACAATTACATATGTAGAATGCGACACATTAGAGCCAATTACAGACACTGCATCTAGCACTGTTCAATTTGTTTGTGTTGATAACAACTATCCAATTATAGAAATTGGTTCAATTAATGTTATAGATACACAAGACTGTTGTTCAAACACTACAACGACTACTACCACTGCTATTCCAATAAATCCATTTTGTTATGAAGTTACAGCTGTAAATAGATGTACTGTTTATTGGACTGATGCAAATGGTAATCCTCAATCACAAAACCTTACAGATGCTACAATCAATAT